CAGAAAGCGAAACTAAGAGTAATATATATCGTAGGCAACTAATTTATTTTTCATCTGCTGCTAGTAAAGCAAGTAAGGCGAAAAGTTATAAATCAGATGTCGTTATGGCTAGTTGGTTTCCACTAAAAGTTATAAGAAGATTAGGAAAAGAACGATTAGCTGAGGTAGGATTAGATTATAAACCTAGTTTTGGAGAATGGAACATAAGCGATATGAACGAAAGCCCTTGGGGATAAGATGACACCAGAAGAAATACAATACGCTATTACACAGTTGCATTTTGATAACAATAGTTCATATACAACTAGAGGTCGTATTCGTGCAATTATGAATGGTGGACCTGATGGTATTATGGCGTTACTTGGTGACCAACTTAAAGGTTTCCAAGATTGGCAAATTCCTGTTCCTAACTTAATGATGTCAGGACTTGAACACTTAGCACAAAAGATTGGTCGTATTCCAAACCTCAAAGTAGATGTACCTAATGGTAAAGATTCTGATAGAGCAAGAATGAAAGCAGAAAAGATTGGGCGTATTGTTAATGCTTATGATGAGGTACAAAAATTAGATTTACAAATGCCACAAGTAGGTAGATGGCTACCTGGTTATGGTTTTGCTGTATGGGTTATTAGAGAAAAGAAAGATGCTAATGGAACACCATATCCTATAGCTGAACTTCGTGACCCATATAACTGTTTTCCTGGTTACTTTGGTGCAGACCAACAACCAAAAGAAATGGCAATTATTCGTAGAGTTCCAAAAGAAGCATTAGCTAGAACTTATCCTGAAGCAAAAGATAAGATTATGAAAAGAGAAAAAGATGCTTACCAAACAAACATTCTTGGTGTAGGTAACGCATATGCTTCTGCTTATACAGACCAATACAATGGTTCTTGGGCTAACTCCAATGGAGATGGAGATTTAATTGCAGAGTATTACAACTTAGAAGGAACTTATATTTTCCATATGACTTCAGGAACTATTCTTGATTTCATACCTAACCCACTTGATAGTGGTCCAGCATTTGTCATTGGCAAGAAATTTGCATTTGATAGATTGCAAGGACAGTATGACCAAATCATAGGTCTTATGGCTTCAATGGCAAAGATTAATGTGATGTCAATAATAGCTATGGAAGATGCAGTATTTACAGAAACAAACATTTCTGGTGAGATAGAGAGTGGACAATATCGTAAAGGTAGATTCGCTGTAAACTATTTAGCACCAGGAACACAAGTGAGCAAACCTGCATCAAATGTTCCTTATCAGATTTTTCAACAGATAGATAGAATAGAACGACAACTTCGTGTTGGTGGTTCTTACCCTGTATCTGATGATTCACAGTCACCACTTAGTTTTGCTACTGGTAGAGGACTTGAAGAGTTAGGTGCATCTATGTCACTTATGATTAGAGAGTATCACACAGTTATGTCTGATGCTATAGAGATGATTGATGCTAAACGATTAGAGTGGGATCAGAAAATGTATGGTGGCTCTACTAAACCACTATCTGGATATATGGATAATACTTTCTACTCTGAAACATATGAACCAACAAAAGATATAGCAAATAGCTTTAAGACACGAAGAGTCTATGGAGCTATGGCTGGTTATGATGAACCACAGAAAATTGTTACTGGTTTACAGTTACTACAAGCTGGTATTATTGACAGACAAACACTACAAGAAAACCTAGATGGTTTAGATAACCTTGTTAGAGTTAACGATAGAATTACAAAAGAAAAAGCAGACAGTGTATTGTTTGATACATTGTTAGCACAAGCCCAACAGGGTGATGCTAAAGCAACTATGGCTGTTGTGCAGATAAGAAAGAATCCTGATGATATGCAAAATATCTTAGATAAGTTCTTTACAGCAGAAGAGCCAGAGATACCAACAGCTGAACAAGAATTGCTTGGAGGAGGTGCTTTGCCACCACAAGGTCCTCCACCAGGCATAGCTCAACTACTTGGTGGGTTAGGTGGATAATGTCAATTAATAAAAAGTTTGAAGAGATTGTAGATTTTTGTTTAGTAGATGTTGATGAGCTTGGTGATGACATTATTTTAGAAGAAGATGTATTTAAGCCACGAGGCAAAATGTACATTGACCAACTTCCACCTTTAGTATTTCCATTTGGCTATATGGTTATAAGTTCAGCGTTTCAATTTTTTGAAGAAGAAGAAAAGGATGAAGATGGTCAGACCTAAAAAAATAACTAATAGAAATGCTAATGTACCACCAGCTGCAATAAATACACAAGATAACACAAGAGGAATTATCCCTGGTTTGACTGCTGGAACTACATATGGTGAAGGACAAGATATAAAAGAACAAGTACAAGCTACTGGTGGATTGCCACAAGTAAATAACTTGCAACAACAACCTTTACAACCTAAATTAAATTTATCACAAGTAGATGCTTTCGGTCCAACGGAAAGACCTAACGAACCAGTAACAGCAGGATTACCTTTTGGTTCTGGGTACTCACCACAACAAGCTATAGAAGAAGATCCTGATATGATGTTAAGGGTATTATACAATGTTTACCCTGATCCTATATTTTTGCAAATGATGAACAGGCAAGACATTGGATAATGTATTATGAGTTATACATATCCAGAAAACCCTTTTAAAGAAAAAGAAAGCCTAGAAACTCTTAAAGCAAGAGAAGCAAGATTTGATTCTTTACGAGAACAAGTAAACGAACAAACAGCAGAATTAGCAATTAAAAATGCTGCTAATGCTAATTATCTACCTGCTAATGTTCCTGTTACTGCTGCTGTTGCAGGTATAGATTTTGATGATATAGACCCAAGAACACTAGAACGATTTGCACAGAGTATTGTAAAAGAACAGGCAGGTCCCTGGAACGCATTTAAAAAAAGTGCTAAAGGAGTTGCAAGGGGAGCTTTTTTAGCTTTTGATGCAGGATTAGATTATGTAGATCAAATACTTGGTAGGTTTCCTGTAGCAATAGGACAAAGATATAAAGATAAAAAAAATAAAGGTATATCTAGTTCACAAGCATTATCAGAAACATTTAAAGAGTTTCCAGAAATAAGACAACAAGTAGGTGATACTGCATTTACTCTTGCACTTAGGGAAATTAAAGAAGGTAGACCAGTAAACATTGGTACAGGAATAATACCTAACAGTCAAAATATGGTAGATACTCCTGAATATCAAAAGTTAATTGGAATGGGTGTACAGCCAGAACAGGCATTAAGTCTTTCCGAAAAAATAGTTGGAGCACCAATAACAAATATTGCACAAGAAAAAGCAAAAACAGGTGTACAGTTCCGAGGAG